CTGCTAACCATATACAAGTATATAGTAAAGATAATATAGCTAATGTTAATATTAATATATTCATTTTTATTTATGTTTTATTTTATATATAATATAACTTACTAATGGTGTGCTAATTATAAATGTTAGCAAACTAGGGTGTGGCTCACCACAAAAACCAGTTATATGTCTTAAAAATTCTATCATTTTAATTGTTTTGCTTTATTTATTGTATTGCCTATTGCTTTAATATTTTGCTCATGCTTTTGATAATCTGTTATAAGTTTTTGTTGCCTTTTTAATTGCTCACTTTTTTTATGTTGTTTTAGCCATACATTCCAGGTACGTGCATTAATAAAACAATTTAACTCATCACCATCTTTTATACCTTTCTCTAAAGCAAATTGTACCTCTTGTATTGTCATAGTAGAATATCTATTTATTAAATCATCATATAACAAACTAGCCATTGTAACTACTTGTTGTGCATCAGGCTTTTGCCCTAACATTAAATAACACTTACTTAAAACATCAACACAATCATTTTTAAGTGCTTTAATATCAGTATTAAATCTATGCCATATTTTATCCATTTTTTTCAACCCCCTCTTTGTAATGTTTTGGGTAAGGCATTTGTTTTAATAAACAATTTTTCTTTTGCCTTTTATCTATAAATTTAATATATCTAAATTGTCTCAAATTCATTTTTTTTGCTCTATCTTTATTTTCTTGTAAATATTTTGCACCGCCTTTATATCTTTTTGAATCTTTTGCAACTGTCATTTGTATATTATGATAAACTTCACCATCTAATTCCCAAAAATCTGATTTATGTTCACCAAAAAAATCAAATGAACACGCTTGATATACTATCCCAAAACCACCACACCTTTCATCAGCGAATGATTGTATCCATTTTATTGTTTTAAGTTTCTTTTTGATATATTTTATAGAATATGAAATAGCTTGACTTTCTGCATATTTTTTACAATCATCACTTATCCACATTCTATTAAGTTCTAAATATTCATTTTGTTTTGTGCCTTTAACAACACTACCACAACTTGCAGGGTTCATAGCGTATCCATATTGTAAAACACCTTTTATTTTGTTTTTGTAAAATAAACCTAAATGCAAATACGTTGCATTGTACACTTTTTTAGAATAATGATTTTTTATTATTATTTCATTTGCTAATTTTCTATCTATTTCTTTTATGTAAAAATCATCAGTACCAAAACCAATACAATCTGGCTCACCCCACAAAGATTCTTGTTTTGAATATATATATTTTTTAATCATTATTAATTATTTTTTTTGCCTCTTGCCATACATTAAAATATTTTTGTTTGTATTGTTGGTTTATAGCTTGTGTCGTATTTTTTATTTTCACCTTTTGGATAAGGTAATATTTCAAAAAGTTTGTTTTTCATTATTTGCTTTTTTATCCTTTTGTTTGCTAAAACATAAACATAGCGATTTTTTGCAACTCTTTCAACTTGATATAATTTATCACCATATTTTTCTTTTAATTTTTCTATTCTATTTTTTGTAAAAGCAAATTCGTCCATTAATGTCCTGCTATGTATATGTTCTTTGCCTTTTATTTTCCAGTCTTTTTGTGTATGACTTTTTCCTGTATATAAAAAATTAGTAGCCTGGTAAATATAACCATGATGCCCTTGTTCACAGTCTGCATAAGATACTATAATAATAGGTCTAGGTAATTGCTTAAAAACCTGACCTATAAAATAAGAATTTATGTTTTTTGGTAAATTGTCATTTGTGCAAAGCCTGTTTAACTCATATACTAAACTCATAAATTTTTCTCCAAATAATGATTTTTTCATTGTGTTTGGTACTGCATTACCAAAAGTCATAACCCCTACTAATATATTGTTATGAAATAATCCGAAACAATAAGTACAACTAGTTAATCTTTTTAAATAATGTTTTTTTAATAGCCATTCTTTTGTATCTTGATAATCAACACTAATAACCTTGAAATTATCCATTGTTAATTATTTTTTTTGCCTCTTGCCATACATTTAACATATGTTTTGTTTGTGATACTTTAGGCTTATTAAAATTATTTCTTTGCCACCTTAACATACGCCTTTTAACATCAAATGTCTTTTGTTTTTGCCACCTCATCTTTTTGCCTAATGGACTTTTTTCTGTCCAGTAATCTATAAAGTTATCTAAATCATCAAAATTTATTTGTATTGCTATATCATTCCACTCTAATATATAATTACTTTGTATATTATTTACTTTGTTATTATTAGTATTTAGTAGTGCTTGATTTTCTTCATTAGAATTTTTTTGATTAAGGTTTTCAAAATTAAGGTTTTCTAAAATAGGTGTTTCTGATATAATATAATCAATACCTTTTAATTTACCATCTATGCGTTCACGTTTACGCCTTACGTATCCATGCTCTATTAATTCTTTAAAAGCACTATAAATAGCACTTGTGCCATCTTTATGGTGATTTGATAATTCAGTAACATACAACACCCAATCATTTGGTAGTGATAAAACATATGCTAATAAACCTTTACTTTTAAGTGATAGTTTTTCATCACGTAAAAACACATTAGATATAACTGTATAATCTGTTTTTTTCTTTACTACTATTTTCTTCATAAACCTAACATTTTTGCCTCATTTTCTATATGCTTCATTTTTCTATCTATAGCCTTTTGTTGCTCTTTTATATCTTCAATTTGCTCAAACCAGGTTTTAGTATTACTATCTTTTAATAAGCTATGTTTATCATTCATATATTTATCATAAACAATTTCATATAATTTAACATACTCAGGGTAAATCCTGTGGTCGCTCATATATTCATTATGTTTTTTTTGATAAAAATAAAAGCTAGTTCTATCTCTATTCATTAGTTTTGATGCTTTTGCAACATCTATATTTAAATCACACACTATAAAAGCACCAACTACATTTCTTGCTAAAGATACGTTACGTGTACGTTTTGGACTATCTATAGAGCCAAATGGTATATCTAAAACCTCTTCAGCTATATACTTTATTTTGTTAATTTCTTTTTGTATCATTTTATATTTTATCTTTTGAATATTCTTCTATACTTTCTATTACATTTTCGTACCAGTCATTTGCTACATTAATTAACAAATCTTGCACCTCAACACCTTGATATTTCATACTTAATATTTCTACCTCTGTATGTGGTGGTGTGTGCCAGTCGCCACCATCTACATTATACTCATATTGTATTGTTATGTTATCTATTTCATAAATTCCTTTGTATATCATAATCTTAATTATTTATAACTTTTATGTTCAATATTCGGTTTGTATTTATCATCATCTTTCATTTTAAGATAATGATAATAATGTGTTTTTGCCTCTTCTAGTGCTAACTCTAAATCTATCATTTCATAATCAAACTCACATTCTTTCATATGTTTTGCAACATGATTTAA